CATAAAAATTAGTATCATATAAGTTAAAAAATTCATTTTTATTCCTACTTTTAGGTTTAAATTGTACAAATTCTTCATCTAGTGCTTCTAAAGCTCCCTTACTACTATATATTGTTTTATTTAATATTATATTATTCATTAGAGTGGTTGATTTGGATCAATATCATCAGGTCCACATCCCTCAGGAAATACTCCATTAGCAAGATAATACTGTCCTACATTAGGTTCAGTACATCCAGTTGTACCTGTATTAGTTGGGGTTGATTCAGCATTATTGCCAGTACTACCACCAAAAGTAACACTTAAAGGATTATTAGGCCAAGCTGCTAAAGCTTGAGGAGTAACTCTATAATATCCTCCTGCACTAACACTACCATCCCAATTAGTAGTAGTAGAAAGTGCTGGGTTCATAGGATTATTATATCCATTTTCCCAATATGTTGGTAATCCTCTATACATTAGTTTTTCTGGTTTTATATTATTATATTTTATTTCGCCATTATCTTCAGCAAAAATACCTATATCTTCATATGTTTCTTTAGAAGATTTATCAAAAATATCACCTGGTTCATAGCCTCCTCCTGTTTTTAAACAAACAAATCGAATCGATGTTGATGTTGGGTTAAAGGATACTATAGCCTTTAATGCAATTACTAAATTATTTTTATATAAAAGTATAGGTTTTCCATATACTGTAACATTTCCAGCTGAAAAATCACTTGCACTAGAAGCTTCATAGTTTCCTGCAAAGGGTTTATAATAATAGAAATTTAAATCATTAAAATATCCTTGCATCCAAGGACCATGTTGTAAAGCACCATATCTTGGTGGGCCAGAAAAACTTCCCCTATATATTTTTCTAGTTCCATAATTTGAAATTTCATCAAACTGAGGATCTTCAGATAAAGTATAAATATCCTTAAGTTTGGATATATAACTGTAAAGTTCTTCATCATTAGGTTTAACTTCTCTAATTTGTACATTAGAATTATTAATATATACTATTCCAGACCAATATCCATCTTTACCCCAGGATCTATTATATCCATTTCCATAATTATCATAATTATAGTAACTATCATAATCAAAGTTTTCAGGTATTCCCGAATCTCCAACTATATATAACTCAGAATCCGAAAATTCAGCTTCTAAATTTTTAGTGTTTCTAGCAAATTGTATTTTTTGTTTTTCTCCTCTATTTAATTTTAATTCTTTAACTTCAAAACCTATATCATCTCCTAATTCTTTATCTTCAATATATCGTATTACACATTGTCCATCACCAAATATATAATCAGCATCATCTAAACCATTTACGTCTGGAGTAGGAACTCCATCACAAAATATAAATGCCTCATGATAAGGTAATCTTTGATATAATTGAGTACTTTGAAAGTTTAAATCTTTTATAAATAAACTTAATATATTTTGAATAGGAGGACCATCATCTATATTATTTAATTCTTGAATACTTAAATAATTTAATTGTGAAAAATCTTCTGGTTTATTCAAAAGTTTTCTTATAGTAAAATATAATACGTGATCAGTACTTGATGCTATTTTTCTTTTTATTCCTTCCTGCATTATATAAACTGTGTCCATTCCCTGGAATTTTTGTTGTTCCGCAGGATTACCTGCTATTAAAAATTCTCCATTAGCATATATAGGGTGTTCTGTTGTAGGTTGGCTTAAATTTAAATATTTTTGTTCTAATTCTGATAATCTATTTATTTGTAAAGCTATTGATGTATCAAGACTATCATTTACATTATCATTAACTAAATTATAGCTTTGTTCTATTATATAGGAATGAGATAATTTACCTCTTTTAGGAATATTGTAAAATATATCATCATATATTTCCTGAATTCTATCAAAAGTTAAATTTTCTTTTGATTTAGCTACTTCATTAAAATTAGGTGATAATCTTTCATTTATAGATTTATTGCTTTGTATATTTTTTTCAAATTTAATATTTAATGTAGACATTATCTAACAACTTTAAAAAGGTAATTATCATCATATACTCTAGTCCCATCTTGGTTTTTATGTTTAAATAATATTCTATAATAACGTTCTGGTTGTAAACTTTTCATAAATATTTTAAAAAACATACCTTCACTATCAGCACTTAATTTAGTAAAATTATCATCAAATGGAATTATTTCTTGTTCTGAATAAGCATCCCTAATACTATAGAAAGAAGAAGTTGTAAAATATCCTACATTTAAAAAATTAGAAGTAGAAGTAAATTGTCTTGTGGGGTATTTATCTCTTACATGAACTCTAAATATAGCTTCATCATTTTGATTATATTCTTCTCTATTTCTATATAATGAAACACTTAATTCTCCATTTTGTTTTGCAGATGATTGTAAATTATGTATACTATCATCCCATTTAAATATTAATTTAGGGGGGTGTATAGTATGAGTATCTACTGAAAAGTATTGTAATTGACCAAAACTATGAGACACATTCATCTCTATTGAATCTGGTTTTTTAATTAAAAATCCATTATTAAAAATACCAGTGGGATATGTACTACTATTAAATATACTAGCACTATGTTTTTTTATTATATTTGTAACATTAAAATTTGTATCTAATGAGTCTCCCGCTAAAAATTGTTGTGAAGATCTAAAATTACTACCTGTGTACCATGTTCCTCCTCCTTGAGTTATAAAAGAAGAACTTACAGATCCAGTACCCCCACCTGTTCCAAAACTAGAAGTAGCCCATTCTGTTTTTACTATAGTATTATTTCTAAATTTCCAACTACATCCGTTTGAACTTGTAGGTAAATTAGAGTATCTACCTGTACCTTCATCCCATGATTGTGATACAGCAAATACTTCTAAATTTAAAGTTTGAACTAAATTAATAGGTTCTGCAGATGTTAAATTTAAACTAGCAGATGCACCTAAATTAAATTTTGAATGTCCAATTATATCACTTATTACATTTTGTATTTCTTCATTTTTAAATTTTATTAAAACTCTAGAAGGATATAATATTTGATCTGAATTTCCTCTTTCTTTTACAATTTCTAAAATTTCATCACCCCCAGCATTCATTTCTGATCTATTAGGGTGACTATATAAAGTATTATCAATTTCGGGAAATAAAAAATAATATGCCATTTTAATATGTTGTTACGCGTCCTTTAATATCTGTGTTAGGGTATTTTAATTCAAAAATACTTGGATCCATTGAAGGATAAATTACTTCGTTTTTTGTTGCTTTACTAAAACCATATTTATATTGTGAATATCCTATTTCAGTACCACTTACATTTTCAAATACTGTTTTTTCAACAGTTTGTACTCCTTCTATACCTCCTATAAGATTTTTTACTTCAGATATTAAAATAGGTTGATTAATTTGCCATTTATCTGTATTAAAATAATTTTGAAGTTCTGTAATACATTCTAATAATACTCTTTGATTACTATAATTTTTAAATACTGTAATTTCAAAATCTAATTTAAAATTTATTACAAAAGCATTTTTTATATTTACAGCATCTGTTAACATTCTATATTGTTCTAAGTAATTAGATAAATTAGTTTTAGTAGCTGTATTTAAAGTTGTTAATTTTTTATTAGCATTATAACCTAATGTATATAAATTTAAAGCTAAAGGATTAGGAATACGGTTTGGTTCCGTAGTTAGGGGAGATATTTGATCATCTTGTGTTATATATGCTTTAGCTATTCTACCAAATTGTGATGGCATAGATAAAGTTCTAATAATATAATCTTCTTTAGTTACAGTTCTTTGTTGAGCTGAAAACGTAGCTGCTGTATTTAATCTTATATCTTCTATAGAATCTCCCCCTCCACCACCTCTAGCAGCTTCAACATTGGTAGATGTAATAGAAGATTTTACAAAATTTAACATACTTGTGTTTAAGTTTGGATTACTATTTATCGTTAATTCTCCTGGTTTTATAATAGTATTACTATTTACATTAGATGATAATCCACCCCCTACTAAATAAGTTATTGTTAATGTAGTATTTGATGGAACCTGCCCATAAGCTTTAGTATATAAAAAATTAGAAGGATCATAAGCTACATCTAGTTTACTTCTTCCATCTTTAATCCCCAATCCAATATTATCTGGGTTAGGGATAATTTGTTCATCCGATTTATCGCTTATACCTGCCCCAAATTGAATTTCTAATTGATTATCAGGTCTTACCCTAGATATAAACCTTCTAGGAACCTTTTTTAATTTTAAAAGATAAGGAGTTTGTTTATTAAATTGATGTAATTTAGGATCATTAGCTGCTATATTTTCTATTTCTTCAAAAACTGTATCTTGGGCTAAATATGGAACTTCTGTGTATTCGTTTCCATCCGAATCTACTATAGATTCTATTGAAATTATATTTTGACCAAATAAAGTTAAAGTTCTAAATCTTTCGGGATCACCTATAGTAAATGTTTGAGTATTTCTTTCTGCAGATATTGCTTGTACTGATTTTTTTAATAAGTAATATTCAGGATTACCTGAAGTGTCATATTGGTATATATTAATATTTGTGGGATTAAATGAAGAAGAAAAACTAAATCTTACATCATCCGTAATATAAAAAGTACTTTCTTCCGTAGAAGTAAAAGTAGAATTTTCATTAACTGTTAAAGCATAATTATAATCTGGTTTATATACTCCTTCATCTATTTTAGAAGGTATTAATTGAGATATATCTAAATTAGTACTAGCTGCTGTTGTTACTTTTGGCTTATACCCCATTGTATAAGCTAAATTATATAAATTTTCGTTTGTTTGGGCTAATGTTAAAAATGATTCTCTTAATTGAGTATCAGTATAAAATGAAAGTACATCACCTACATAAGCTGCCATTTCTAAAAACATCATACCTGGATTACCTTCACTAAAATCATTAAAATTATTAGGAAAATATGTTTGAGCAAATTCTATTAATTGATTTTTAAAAGAATTATAATCCTTACTTAGATATTTTACATCTTTATCTTGTGTTTTATTTGATATTTTTGAATAAGCCATTATTAATTAAAGTTTAATTGTACACCATCTGTAGAATTATCCATTAAATTAGTATAAGTTATACTAATGAAAATTGTATGTTCATCTTCCGATAATCCCGTTTCAAGATCTTTTATATCTATAGTAGGAATATGTATAAGTGCCTGTTGTTTTATATTTTCTTTTAAATTTTCTAAATCTATTTGTTGTTCAAATAATAAATTTTTTAATCCAATTCCATAGTCAGGTAAATTTACTCTTTCTCCTGGGTATGTTAATAATAAATTAATAAGATTAGATTTAGTCTGTTCTTGAATAGTTTCAGTTCCAGAAAACATATTGTTTTCATCTAAAGGAAAAGCTACTCCTATAGTGACATTTTTATCAATATTTAAAGGACTAATTCTCTTTATTCCACTTATTATAGGCATCTATTATTTTCCTTTTTTATTATTTATTGCTTTCATTAAACTACTATAATCTCTTGTAACTGCGTTTGCTACTTCTTCAGGCATTCCTGTTGTATCCATTGGTAATGGAGCTCCTGTTGCAAAAGGTTGTGCTAAACTTACAGGTGGAGTACCTGAATTTAAATTTGTATCACCCATTGCAGTTTCATTTAATAAATCATTTAGTGTACTATCTTCTGAAAAATGTTGTTTTGGGCGTGATTTAATAGGTTGTGTACCTATGATTTTTTCTCTTAAAGAATTTTTTGTAGCTTTAGGAATTTCAACCATTCTTTCAGTGTGTTCTACTATTGTTGGTTTTAGTTCATCACGTAAATCTTCTTTAAGTGTTTTAATTTCTCTACGCAACGCATAATCGATTTCTTCTCTAACTACTTTTCTAATTAGATTTTCAAAAGTTTTTGCTTTCATGTTATTAATTATTGTTTGTTATAAATATAATTTTTTTTAAGATTCATTATTTGTATTATTAGGTAAATTAGGATTTATAACTTTATAACTTATTTGTTGGCCTAATTCAAAATCTTGCCCTAATTTATATACTCTTTCAGCAGCTTTATTTTTATTTTGTTTTACTAAACTTTCTAGAACATCACTATATAAAGTTTGAGTAATATTAATAATAGCTTGTTCTTCTAATGTTAATACATTATTAGGATTTATAGTATCGTCTATATTATTTTCTAAACCACTTAAAAAGGCATTACATCCTTGTTCATATTCAATATTTAAGTATTGAATATAATATTCGAATTTAGTTAATTGTTCTTTTAAAATATTTAAAATATTTAAACTTGTTTCTAGTTTTTCATTTACCTCTTTTGCTTGTCTTTTATAATTTAAAAACATGGCTGTTAAACAAGCAAATAAAGCCAAATATTCTCCTACTGTAGTTTTAGCTTGGGTATGTTTATCAGATAATATTTTTATTGCTAATCCAGTTCCTATTCCTCCTAAAAAACCTAATGATATAGGAACTATGGATAATAATTGTCTTAATAACTTTAATACTGGTTCTAATAAATCTTTAATATTATTTATCTTTTTTATAGGTCCACCATTATTTAAAATAGCTTCTAATTTATCATTTATCTTTTCTATAGAATTTATACTTCTATTTACTTGGATTTTCATTTTACCTATTTTTTCTAATTCTTTATCTCTAATTTTTTCATATTTTAAAGCACCTGCATCACTACAAGTATTTTCATTAAAATCTGGGCTTAATTTTTTAGTTAATTCGTCTACACTTGGTATTTTTTTTCTTAATTCTTCTACTTTTTTTCTCCCTTCAGTTCTAACTTTATCTCTAGCTCTAACTATAACGGAATCTAACTGTGTAGTAATAATATTTCTAATTTGTTGTGTTGACATTATACTAATTTAGTAGTTTGACTTTTAATTTCTTTAATTTCTCGTCTTATTTCTTGGATTTCTCTTCTTCTTTGTGCTAGTATAGGAGCATTTGCAGGATTTAAACCTGTAGGACCCCCGGGGGTTGTTACTATATATCCCACTTTATATTCTATATCATCTAATATTCCCGATATTAAATATAATATTCGTTCTAAAGTTTCTTCTAATTGATCTCCCAGTACTGCTGGTTCTATAGGATATTCATTATTATACCCTAATCCTAAGTATATGTTAGGAGAATTTATTACAAATTTACTATTATTTTTATCAGGACTAGTATCGAAATGAAAACTACCATTAGTACTAAAACCTATGGCTTTATTAGAAAATAATAAAATACTATCTTCTTTAGCATTAAAAGTTAATCTATCTGAATTAATTAATACTTGATTACCTTGATATGTACTTGGTGATTGTGGTTTATAGGCCATTATATTAATGTTTCATCTGCAAATTCTATATTATGAGTATAGGATCCTTTTTTATATGTTTTTTCGTCCTGTATATTTACATGTATATCTTCTCTAACACTCGCAATACTATTAATTTTTAAATTTTCATTTTCTTTATAAGATATATGTATCCAAGATACAGGTTTACCTACTGTAAAATCACCTAATTCAGGATATTCCCATATTATTTGATAATATTCAGGTAAATTTTCACGACACCAATTCCATATTTCAGAAGAGGGTCTTTTTATAGAAATTAAATCAACTGCTTGTCCTTTAATATGAAGTGAATTTTTAACCCCAGGAGTAGGTTTTATAGATTCATTTAATGCTTTACATCTATATCCCGAAGTTATTCCTATTTCATTTGGAAAAGCATCCATTATAGGGTTTATACAATTATTAGCTAATAAATTTAAATTATTTCTTATATATTGTTCTGTTAATAAAGGATCTGTATTTACATCTATACCAGGTGTATTATTAATATTTAAATCCTTAGCTAATTTACTTTGTATTAATTGTCCATATAAAAACTTAGCCATTATCCTAAAGTTTGATTAAAATCTATACTATCTGGTAAATTATCAGGTATATTTTCTAATGGGTTATTTGGAAAAATTATTTGATCTTCTGTACTAGCTATATCATAATATGCATCATCTGAATCTACATTAATATTATTTAATTCCGTATCTTGAAGTTCTGTAGCTACTAGATTATTAGGTGTAGTCATTATAACATCCTCTTGAGGATTTTCTTCCAAATTATCATTATTTCTAGTTATTTCTTCTTCATTACTTAATTCTAAATTTCCACCAAAAGATGCTTGATGTAAAGAAGCAGGTCTAAATCCAGATAATTGTTGATTAGAACATAAATATATACTAGAATTATCTTCATTTACATTTTCTGTTATATGTTGAAAACTTTCAATTGAAGTATCTTCTGCTTGTCCATTTCTTATAATAGTAATAGGATCTCCTATTTCCCCCTCATTACTCCATCTATTAGGATTTACTACCTTAGTATTATCTATAGTAGAACCAAATCTTATTGAATTACCATATCTTCCCTCTATCATTATATCTCCTTCATATGGTTGAAGAGGATTTATATTTGATTTTTCTTCAAAATATTCTCCTTGTTTAAAATTATTATTTTTATCTAAAGCATTTGGTAGCGAATTATTATTAGCTGCTTTATTAAGGGAAATAGGGGGTAAATAGTAAGTATTTGCGTCCGCATTTTCATTATATGTTCTGGAAGGAGCACCTACTATATGAACTATTTCATTAGCTACAGGATAATGTGAAATATTATAATATAATGGTTTAGCTGAGGGTAATTGAGAAAAATCATTTATCCCCGTATTTGGGTCTATTGGGGGATATTCATCTAATAAAGTCCATAATATAGTACCTATAGAATCTTCTCCAAAATATTGGGGATGATTTTGATCTAATATAATATCTTGTACCCTTACTGCTTCTAAACTAGTTATCATTTTTAGGACTTTCTAATTGCTTTGGCTCTTCAACAGTTTTAGCTATTTCTTCAGTTAAATCCTGAAGTTGAGCCATTTCTTCTTCCGTTAATAAACCACCATCACCTGAATTTATATTACCTGTAGATAAACGTTGAACTATAGCTGCCATTTTTAACAATGCATCATCATTTTTAACGCTAATTTCCATATACTCTTTTATAAGTGGAACTATAACAGTAGCATCACCTAATGATTGTACTAAAGGGCGTAATTCAGATATTAATTGAGCTAATTGTTTAGCTTTTTTCTTTTGGTTACCATGAATTTCTTTTAATAAATCACTAAAAGATTTATCATCAAATAATATTTGGTTTAATGGATCCATAATATTTTATTATAAATATGGAAAAAATTAAATTCTTACATAACCTGTTTCAGCATACTCAGTATAAAGTTTTTTATAAAGTTTTTTAAGAATTTTAGTTACTTTAGTAATAACTGGAGTATCTACATTTGTCATTTCTCTTATATAAATATATAATGCTTTTTTATTAAAAATCTCTAAATTTTCTCTACGTTTAAAAAGTATATTTATAGCATCACAAACTTTTCTATCTTTATCTTTTTTAAAGAAAGTAAACATATGCTTATCAACATATTCAGTATAATAATCTATAAACTCTTTTATATCTTGTTTACGATCATCTCTACCTAACTGACGTAATACCCC